ATTTATGATTTATTTTCACGCTGCAAGCCTTCAATAATTAAAACTTCTACCATGCTGGCCAGGCTGCGGCGTTGTTCATCAGCCAGGGCCTGCAATTTGTTTTTTGTGTCTGGTTTTATTGTTACATACAGCGGAACCAAATTTTTTTTTACTTTTTTTTCATTCAAAAAAGCCTGGTTTCTTGCGGTGTTGGTCATGTTTTTATATTCCTATTGTAGTTATATTAAAATAATATGTTGACAATATATTATATAATCTTTATATCTTAAACAATGAGAACATTATATAAACTAATAAAGAACAAACAAGAAAGGAAGGTTAATATGGATATCTCATTACTTAATAATATGTTCGACACCCAAATGGAAATCCTAAAAGATTTATATTTTAAGGAAAAATTAAGACTGCCTCTAAAAACTAAAGCTGATATTTATTTAGCAAAAGAATTAAATTTAGATATAGCTGATTTTTATGCATACGCTTTCTTAATAGAAATAGACAAGGAAGGTTAATATGATTTTATTTCATTTCATATTTCAAACGATATTTAGTTTCTGGTCCAGTTATTATTTTTTGGACCACGCTTTAAATAGTAACCTTGAATTTTTCGCTGGCCTCTTTTGTTTATTCTTTTCTGGAATGATGTTTATTCTGGGCGGAATAGGAATTGCTGGCGTAGTTGTTTACCAAATAGGAAGGAAGTAAAAACATGAACACTCAAAAAAAACATTTAACAAAAATACAAAATTTAATTTTAAAATCTATGGAGGATAACGGCACTAACTGGCTGAAGCCTTGGGCTGCTAAGGCGGCGGAAGGTTTCCCTTATAATGGTATAAGTAAACGCCCTTATAATGGTTTTAATCCCTTTCTTTTGTCAGCTGTTGCGCTGGCGGAAGGATATAAAAGCAGCCAGTGGGCTACATATAAACAGTGGACTGACAAGGGCGGCAGCCTAGCAGGCGCCAAAGGTAAAGGCGTCCCTGTTTTCTATTGGTCAGTAAAAAAATATAAGGATAGAAACGACCTTGATGAAGGCGGCAAGCCTAAAGAAAAAACAGGATTTCTTTTTAAGAATTATATTGTTTTTAATAGAGATGTTGTGGAAGGATTAAAGGAAAATGAAAAGCCTTTACCGGACCCTGTTAATATTTTTGACGATAAAAAAGTTAATCAATTTGTTGAAAATACCAAGGCCGTTATCAATTACGGCGGCGGCACTGCTTGTTATAGTTCTGTCACTGATAAAATTTCTATGCCTAACGCTAGCGATTTTAAAGGGACTAAAACCAGCACGCCCCAGGAGGCTTTCTATTCTACTTTATTGCATGAGTTGGTACACTGGACCGGCCATAGTTCCAGGTTAAATCGTAAACTTGGAAATGGTTTTGGTTCTATTGACTACGCCTTTGAAGAATTGATAGCGGAAACAGGCGCCGTTATTTTATCTATTCAGCTGGGCGTATCACCGGAACCAAGGGCGGACCATGCGCAATATTTAAACGGCTGGAAGTCAGCAATTAAGAAGGACCCAAAGGCTATTTATTCAGCCTTCAGCAAGGCAGGCAAGGCCGTCAAATTCCTGGAGGATTTGCAGCCGCTTGACTTTATTATTAACACTACTGAGGCGGCCTAATAAGCCGCCTGGAAAGGATAAATTATTATGAAAGTTTTAAGAATAGATTATCAACATTATTTTCCAGAAAAAATTTTTGACTCATTGGAAGAATTAAGGTTATGGCTTTGTTCATATCATGATTCAGACTGGCAGGGCGTTGACGACAACGACAATGACATAGACATATTTACATTAACACTTGATGAAATTTGTGAATATGGTGAGTGGGGATATGAAATAATTAATAAAAACAAAACAGCAAAATAGAAAGGATAAATTATTATGAAACAAAAAGAATATAAACCGCTGCACTCAATGACTAAATATGAGTTGATGAAACATAAAAGATGGCTAGAAAAATCCGCCAAGAATAACCTTGAAAAATTATTGAAGGGTAATGACTGGCTTGCCAGCGGTAATTATAAACCGGAATACAAACTGCAGGAAAGCGTCAGCTGGTTTGAATTAGAAACAATGTCATTGAATAGGTTTTTAAAACTTGTTGATTGTATAACGGCTGAGTCTCCAGGAACATATACTTTAAACGACCTGGTGCGCAAGTTAGCAAAGTAACAAAACAAATAGAAAGGATAAATTAAAATGAATACACAACAAATAGAAAAAGCGTTAAAGCGTATTAATCAAATTGAAACAACCCTTGATAATAATTTAAGTTTAGAAAATAGGTCAGACTTAATACATGAAAGGGCTGATATTCAATTTAAACTTAACAAAGTTAATATAAATTTTATTTTAAAATGTAAAAATAAATATTACTATGCGAACCAGTGCGCAGCGTTCACCGGTAATGTTTTAAAGTTTGGTTATGGCCTGCTGTCAAAAGAAACTATTGGCAAGCAGGGTATTTCATTTAATAAATATTCAATTAACCTTGGCCCTAATCAGTACGGCCAGGACTTAAAAAGATTTAATTCTACAGCTGAATTACTTGGCTTTGTAATTGGATATAATCACTGCATAGAACATAACTGGCTAACCCTGCATAAAACAATCAATAAATAAACTATGTTAAAACCTATTAATAAAAACATAAGGGCGCCCAGGCGTGGGCGTTCTATTGTTTGCCCTTGCTGCCATAGGCGGCAGCTGGTTTATAACTTCAGCTGGTCCGCCTTGGTTTGTACAAATTGCAAACAATCAATAAAAAAATTTAACTGGCTTACCCTGGATTTATCAGAGAACTAAGGGCAGCAAAAATAAAAATGTTGACTGAGTTTTATTTTAGAAAGTATTATATTCAGAATTTGGCTGGCGCTTTTCCTTCCTTTTGTTCTCATGGACTGCCAGCCAAGTTGCCCTGGCCTTGACTAGCTGGGGCAATATCTTTATTATTAAACAGAACAAAATATTTACATAAGGAAAACAAAACCATGACATATAATAACATCAAAGAACTTTGCGCCTTGCCAAGAGTTTCAACGGCAACGCAATTTATACAGGCCCAAGAGTTTACAATCAGCCAGGCCTTTCCAGCAGCCACCATACATTGGTTCAAAGAGGTAGGCGTTAGCGGTAAGACGCCAAACCATAAGAGGCCGCAGCTGCTAGCCGCTACAAAGTTAGCAATAAAAAAAAAGATACCGCTAGTAGTTGCTAATATCTCCAGGCTAGGCAGGGACCTGGCGGAAATTTCCACCTGGTATCGTGATTATGTAATGAGTAATAAAATTAAATTGATTGCATTAGACCAGCCAAACCTGGAACCAGAAACAGCCGGAATATTTTTTACAATTCAACAAACTGAAAGGATAAAAATATCACAGCGAACAAGGGCCGCCTTGCAAGGTAAACTTGAAGAAATAAAAATCAAAGGTTTTTTTATTTCAAAGGCCGGAAAAAAAATTAAACGGCTTGGAAATATAACTAAGGCCAGCGGATTGAAGGGCGCAGCTACAAACAAAAAAGATGCAGATAAAAATGCGGAAAAATACTTACCATTAATCCAGCAGCTAAGACAGCAAGGCTTGACTATAAAGCAAGTGGCAGCTGACCTAAATGCAAAACAAATACCCACAGTCAGAAAGCATGGCAGCTGGCATACATCAACAGTCATGAATATTTTAAGGAGGGTTGCATGATGAAAGCTATATTTGAAGGCATGATATTTTTATCATGTTTAATTATGATTTATATTTTTATGATGAGTGCCTGCGCACTCGTTGATAAATGTTATTGCTATTACAAAGGAGATGAATTATGCCAGAAATTAAATTAACAGGTAAGAAAACTAAGACCGGAGAAGTGCTGGGCGCAAGTGAAGTTGGTACAATTCTTATGGGTCAAAGTAAATACAGAACACCAAACCAAATATTAAAAGAACACCGGTCAGCAAAACAAGGTATTGAAGAAGTTGGCAACGCTATAAAAATAAACTCAGCTGCTATGCGTAGAGGGGCCTACCTGGAACACGCCATTGTTCCCTGGTATGTACACAACCTTTCTGATAGGGGTATCTATGTAGAGACTGAGGAACCAGCCAAGGCATTTCTACATAAGAAGGTTAAACTTGGTGCAACGCTTGACCGGATAATTACTGTAACTAAGGGCAGCGAATTAGAATTTTCAAATGATACATTTACTGGTAAGGGAGTAATGGAAGTAAAAACAGACTACGATTTTTCCGGCTGCAGAATGGAATGGAAGATTCAGTTAAATGCTCAGATGATGTGTTCTGGTTTAGACTGGGGTATCATTGTTTGTTTTGATGGAGAGAAAGGCAAGCTACACTCGTGGGGATTTCGTAAAGAAAAAGCGTTATGCTCTATGATAGAGAAAGCAACAAAAAATTTCTGGGAAATTGTTGATGACCCAGAGGACTGCTATGCAGAACCAGACAGGGATATTCACCCAGAAGATAAAGTTGTTGTTGTTGATGCTCAACAAGGGAATGTAAATCTGGAGGAAGTTATCTCAGAATATCAGAGGTCAGCTGCAGAGGAGAGTTTATATAAGAAAAAGAAACTTGATGCAAAAGAAATTCTTGTTATGCACATGGATAGTATTGATGCAGAAGTAATGATTGTAAATAATACTACTGTTAAATCAAAATCTAAGCGTGTGCCTAAAAGAAAAATGGTTGATGTTCAAGGTGAATATACAACCAGGTCCACATTTAAAATCTCAACAAAGGAGGAGACGCATGACTAAGGACTTATCACTATACAATCCAGGAAACATAGAAGAGGCTATGAAGTTTGCTAAAGCTATGTCTCAGTCTGGTTTAGTGCCAGAACATTTTAAAGGAAACCCAGCAAACATTTTAGTTGCCGTACAATGGGGCTACGAAATAGGATTAAAACCTATTCAGTCTTTACAAAATATAGCAGTGATAAATGGTAGGGCTGGATTATGGGGGGACGCTATACTTGCCCTCGTAAAACAACAGGATAATTTTAATGGTATCAAAGAAACTACAGAAGGTAAGCTGCAAGATAAGACCATGATAGCTACATGCTCTATAGCAAGGTTACTTCCCTCCGGCAAAGAGGATATAACCACTGCAACATTCTCAATGAAAGATGCAGAGATAGCTGGACTTCTCCATAAGAGAGGTCCCTGGCAACAATATACCAAGAGAATGTTACAACTAAGGGCAAGGGGATTTGCTGTGCGTGATGCCTTCCCAGACGCTTTGAGAGGCCTTGTAACTGCAGAAGAATTACAAGACTATCCGGAGGAGGCAAAGAGAGAACCAAGTAAACCTGTAGCTACCCCAGA